TTTGGAAGGAATTGATGTGGTCGGAAAGGCACAAATATTAGATACCCCTATGGGTAAGATCGTAAAAGGTCTACTTGAGGGCGGTGTTCAATTAGGTGTGTCAACTCGTGGTATGGGAAGTCTTGAGCAAAAGAATGGCGTCATGTACGTCAAAGATGACTTTATTCTGAATACGGTAGACATTGTACAAGATCCAAGCGCCCCTGAAGCTTTTGTTAATGGGATAATGGAAGGCGTAGACTGGGTCTGGAATAACGGCATCTTACAACCTCAAGTCATTGAAGAGATAGAGACTGAAATCAAGCAAACTCCGATTGCGCATCTTCCAGAAGTGCAGATTCGGGAATTCAAGAATTTCCTCTCGTTAATCAAATCTAAACTATAAGGAGTCATCTATGACTGATCTTAATAAACAAGTCGAAGCTGAACTTCACGAATCTGATATTAACGAAATCGTGGAGGAAACTCTCGAAGAAGCACAAGCTCCTGCAGCTAAAGGTGTGAAGACAGACGGACAGGAAATTTCTGAGCCAGAGTCAATCGCATCTGTAGATAAAGCAGCCGACGCAACTTCTAAGGCTTCATTACCAAAAACTAAGGCAGGTATGATCAATGCGATGTACCAGTCCTTAAATAAAATGAAAAAGGGCGACCTCACGGCAGCCTATTCGAAGATGATGGAAGGTATTGACCTAGAAGACGTTATTGCGGAAGAGGCTAACACTCAGTCTGAACTTGCAGCAATCGTTGACGGTGAAGCAACTCTGTCAGAAGAGTTCAAAGAAAAGACATCTTTAATTTTTGAAGCAGCTGTTAAAACTAAGCTGTCCGAAGAAGTTACTCGTCTTGAAGAGCAGTACACCGAAGAACTTGCAGAAGAAGTCAATTCGATTAAAACTGACCTAGTCGGTAAAGTCGATTCTTACCTAAACTACGTTGTTGAATCTTGGATGGAAGATAACAAGTTAGCGATCCACTCCGGTCTTCGTACCGAAATCGCTGAAGGGTTTATGGAGAAAATGAAAGACGTGTTTACAGAGTCTTACATTGATGTTCCAGAGTCTAAGGTAGACCTAGTTGATGAATTAGCATTACAAGTAGAAGAGTTAGAAGAAAAACTAAACTCTACTACAGGTGACGCGATTCAACTTGCTGAAGAACTAGAATCTTACAAGCGTGATTCAATCATTGCTGAAGCTTCTCGTGGACTAGCAGACACACAAGCGGAAAAGTTAAAAGGACTATTAGAAACAGTTGAATTTGAAAGTGAAGAAACATTCACCGCCAAAGTAACTACTGTTAAAGAGTCATACTTTTCAAAAGAAATCCCTGAGCAACTCGAAGAATCTGCAGCCGTCACAGACGAAGCTGAAGAAGAAATCGAAGTATCTTCCTCTATGGAAGGGTACATCTCTGCTCTAAGAAAAACCTCTAAGAAATAAGGAATAATAAAATGAACAAATCATTTGATCAATTGATCGAAAAATGGTCACCAGTTCTTAATGAAGAGTCTGCTGGCAAAATTACTGACTATCAGCGTAAAGCTGTAACAGCTCAAGTACTAGAAAACCAAGAACGTGCACTTATGGAAGAGCGTTCAGCTTCACAAGGTTTCTTAACTGAAACTGCAACAAACGCAACTGGTTCTGGCGTTAACAATTGGGATCCAGTTTTGATCTCTCTAGTCCGTCGTTCAATGCCTAACCTAATGGCATATGACGTATGTGGCGTTCAGCCAATGTCAGGCCCTACTGGTCTGATCTTTGCAATGAAGAGCAAGTATACTTCACAGTCTGGTACTGAAGCACTATTCAACGAAGCAGACTCTGCATTCTCTGGATCAGCTTCAAGCACACAATCTGGCGATTCGTCAGGTCTTTCTGGTTTTGATGCAGCAGCACAAACTGGTCGTTCTGTAGATGCAGCCGGTCGCCCAATGGGTACTTCTGTTGCTGAATCTCTAGGAAATACTGGCCCAGCATTCGCAGAAATGGGTTTCTCAATTGAGAAGCAATCTGTTGTTGCTAAGTCACGTGCTCTTAAAGCAGAATACTCTCTAGAACTAGCACAAGATCTTAAAGCAATCCACGGTCTTGACGCTGAAACTGAACTTGCTAACATTCTTTCTACTGAGATCCTTGCGGAAATCAACAGAGAAGTTATCCGTACAATTAACACTCAAGCAGTGTTAGGTGCACAACAAGCTTCAGTAGCACAAAATGGTGTATTCGACCTAACTACAGACGCAGACGGACGTTGGTCAGCAGAGAAGTTTAAAGGTCTAGTAATTCAATTAGATCGCGAAGCAAACCAAATCGCTAAGACAACTCGTCGTGGTAAGGGTAACATCGTTATCTGTTCTTCTGACGTTGCAACTGCTCTTGCTGCTTCTGGACAACTTGACTTCCAAGTTGGCGCTGGTCTACAGATCGACGACACTGGTAATACTTTTGCTGGTACTCTAAATGGTAAGATGAAAGTTTACATCGATCCATACGCGACTACTGACTATGTTACAGTTGGTTATAAAGGCACTAACGCTTATGACGCAGGTGTTTTCTACTGCCCATACGTGCCATTACAAATGGTTAAAGCAGTTGGCGAGAATGATTTCCAACCACGTATCGGGTTCAAAACTCGTTACGGAATGGCTTCTAACCCATTCGTATCTCCAGCTGGCGAGCAGAACATTGCCGCTACTGCCGGAATCAACACGTACTACCGTATCTTCCGCGTCGACAACATCATGGCGTAAGCGAAAGATTACAAAGGATAACAATAAGAAACTTTGTTTTAATCTTTATAGGGGACTCTTCGGAGTCCCTTTTTTTATGTGTTAAATAATGCATATATATGAGGGTATCAAATAATAAGGAAAGTAATTGCCAAGGATGGCGCTTATTATTATATAAATATATGGTATACTAGAGGGTATCTCATGGCATTAACAGATAATAAAAATTTATTGCAACCCACAGGATTCCGTGTTATAGTGGAAAGAGAAAACTATGGCAACCTAGAGTTCTTTGCGCAAGCTGTATCGCATCCAGGCGCGACTGTCGCCGCGGTAGAGATCCCCGTACCCAGAATTCAAGGATTGCCTATGCCAGGCGATACTATAAGTTATGGTGAGCTCTCGTTAAATTTAATATTAGATGAAGAACTCTCTGCATATAAAGAAGTTCAGAAGTGGTTAGAAGATTCTGTATACGGTAACCGAGAGGTTATACACCACGATATCTCTGTGCTAATTCTAAGTAGTCACAATAACTCTTGTGCAAAAATAAATTATAAAAACTGTATACCTACTCAGTTAGGTGCTATAGAATTTAGTTCTACAGCTGGTGATGTGACGTACGTAAACTTTGATGCGACCTTTAGATTTACGGAATTTGTTTTGTTATGAGTCTAACCAAGTTTCCGATTAAGAATACAGCAGTTCTGAGCATTCTTGAAGATTTCAGATATACTTATCGTGAGTTATATCGACCGGAAAATACTAACACATGTCTGTTCCCTGAAATGAAAGGTATGGCGGATCTCTACACTGGTGAAGATGAAATGTGGCGTATCATTGACATGGGAGAGGAGCATGACGGTGCTGCATCAAACTCTGTATGTTATGCAATCAAACCAGATCACTATAACGGTACCCACCCAGAAGAGTACTCGAAGACGTGGATTAACCTCAACACCAGCCTGACCGAAGAGTTAGGTGTCCAACACAGTGCTCTCTCTACTCTATATCCACCCCAAGGGTTTATTGGTTGGCACAATAATGCAAATGCCTCAGCGTATAATATAATATTCACTTGGTCAGAACACGGTGAAGGATGGTTCAAATATGTTGACCCCAAGACTCAAGAGGTCATAACAATCCAAGATGAGAAGGGTTGGAACTTGAAGGCAGGACACTTCGGTATATATGGGTCTGGTGATGTAGTTTACCATTCTGCAAAGACAGATTGCTATAGGATGACTTTAAGTTACACGCTAGGACATGACGAAGATTATTGGAAAGATTGTATTGACTTTATAACCAGTTAGTGTTATACTAAATAACATTACATGAAAAGGTCTATATATGATTGATTTAGAATCCATTCTTACTGAATGGCAGAAAGACTGTGAGATATCACAACACCAACTGGACGAAGTCTCCCGACAGACTCCATCACTACATGCAAAATATTTGCAGTATCTGGCGTTCGCCAAACTACAACTCAAACGTTCTGAAAATAAACAGAAGACGTTGCTCAAGCAAAAGTTCTTATACTATAACGGAAAGATGTCTGAAGAAGAGGTCTTGGCGACTGGGTGGGATTTAGATCCATTCAATGGTCTTCGAATGTTAAAAGGTGAGATGGAGTACTACTACGACGCTGACTCTGAGATTCAGAAGTCAGAAGAGAAGCTCATATACTACAAAACTCTTATCGATACTCTGAAAGATATTGTTGATACTTTGAAGTGGAGACACCAAACTGTCAAAAATATGATTCAATGGCGTATGTTCGAAGCAGGTGGTTAAGTAACATATAAGTATACTCACGAAGTATGAAAGGATATTATTGAGATGTATGATACAGAAGATCTAAAGAAAGCAGAACAACTTCATCTGTTAGGACATAAAACAGATATTAATATTATTGAACTAGCAAAGATTCTTTATGAGCATAGACAACAAAATTCGAATCAGGATGTTGAACCACAGTTTCTTCGCGGTTGAAGCACACCCTGCACAAGAGAATGAGTTAAGAGAGTACTTTTCGTTTTTTGTGCCGGGCTACAAGTTCATGCCTGCCTACAAGCGCAAGCAGTGGGACGGTCGCGTAAAACTTTATAACATGGTGTCCAAACAAATGAACGTGGGTCTCTATACTCACCTTCGTCGTTTTTGTGCAGATCGATTTTATCAGTTAGAAATACTTGAGCACGAATATTATGGTGTACCATCGTTTAAAGAGGATATCGATCACCCAGCTTTAATTGACTTTCTGTCAGTGCTTGATGTTCCTTTTAAACCTAGAGACTATCAGTATAAGGCCATTGCTCACGGAGTCGAGAACAGGCGATGTCTGCTGTTGAGTCCTACGGGTAGTGGTAAGTCGTTCATCATTTATAACCTTCTCCGGTATTGCTATGAAGTGACTGAAGGTAAGATATTGGTCATTGTCCCAACCACCTCTCTAGTTGAACAGATGTACAAAGACTTTTCTGATTACGGTTATGATGTTGACGAGTTCTGTCATAAGATATACTCAGGTAAGGAGAAGGTTACGGACAAAAGGATTATAATTTCTACGTGGCAATCCATATATAAGTTTGGTCAGGAGTGGTTCGAACAATTTAATACCGTCTTCGGAGATGAGGTACATCTGTTCAAAGCGAAGTCTCTATCTACCATGATGGATAAATGTGTAGAAGCACAATACAGATTTGGTCTTACCGGAACCCTTGACGGTACTGAGACCAACAAATTAGTACTGGAAGGTTTATTTGGGCCCACGCTCACGGTGACGCGCACCGTAGACTTGCAGAAGGCTAAGCAACTTGCTGAGTTAGAGATATCAATTCTTCTGTTACGATATCATAGTGATATATGTAATATGATGAAAGATAAAACCTATCAAGAAGAGCTTGATTATATTGTTACATATGAACCACGTAATAAATTTATAAGTAAGATTGCATTAGATCAAAAAGGGAATACCTTGGTGATGTTTCAGTTTGTAGAGAAGCATGGTAAGGTATTATATGAAATGATCAGAGCCCTAGCAGCTGATGACAGAAAGGTATTTTACGTTTCTGGGGAAGTAGATGTTACTGATCGTGAACAAATACGGGGTATTGTAGAAAAAGAAAATGACTCAATTATTGTTGCCTCTCTTGGCACTTTCAGCACTGGCATCAACATCCGCAACTTGCATAATATTGTATTTGCGACTCCATCCAAGTCTCAGGTCAAAGTCTTGCAATCAGTTGGCCGTGGTCTCCGCCAGTCTGATGATGGTAGGACTACTAAGCTTATTGATATCGCTGATGATCTCCATGTCAACGGTCATAAGAATTTTACACTGAGACATAGCGCCGAAAGGATTAAGATATATACTAAGGAAGGATTTGATTATAAAGTGTATCCTATTGACTTAAAACCCACAAGAGTAGAAAATGATGACCAAGACGAATTCTTCGATTAGACATTTAAAGTTAGTAACAGGTGAGGAAGTTATCTGTGAGGTTTTAGACGAATCTTCAGATACTATCGTTGTAAATAATGCTATGAGTTTAATGCAAAATTCTTTAAAGAATGGAGATAAGTTCTTTACATTCAAGACATATATGATCTATCAGGATACTCCTACAAATGTAATAATAGTTTTTACTGATAAGATTATGTCCCTAGCAACACCAGCAGAAGGAATGATTGAACAGTATACTATTGCTCTCAGAGAGATGGCTAATTATTTAGAACAGAATTTCAATGAAGATGGTGTTGAAGATGAAAAAGACATTGATGACTGGTTAGATGATATGACAAAAGAAGATACTGTTATTGATTCAGATGTCAACGGAATGTTGATGAACTAAATTCTTATGTACTCCCCTCTGGGACAATAAAGATATTATACACTATAAAACAGGATCTGTCAAGGGCAAATGAAAATAAAAAATTATCCTTATATTATTATCGTAACAGATGTTACTATTCCTAAAAGATTTGCTGCAATAGTCCGTGGTTTCTTTATTTTTGTTCGACCGAAATACAAAGATAATATTCCCCTTATAGAACATGAGAAGGTACACGTTCAACAGTTCTGGAGAACGTTCGGTACTCACGGGATTTGGTATCAGTTCAATAAAGACTATCGACTTCGTTCTGAGTTAGAGGGATATGCAGTCCAGATAAAGAAGAGAGAAGAATTAGGTCGCCCCCCTAGGTTCGAAGACTTTGCAGGGTATATCGCGAAACACTATAATCTAGATGTTACTATTGACGAAGCAAAAGCATTGTTGATAGAGGAGCACAGTAAATTATGAAAGTAGTAGGATTCACTTGTTCGTCATTTGATCTATTACACGCTGGCCATGTCGCAATGTTACGTGACGCAAAGGCACACTGTGACTACCTTATATGCGGTCTCCAAGTAGATCCCTCTATCGACAGAGACAATAAGAACTCTCCTGTACAAACCGTAGTAGAAAGATACTCTCAACTAAACGCTGTAGGATATGTTGATGAGATCATTCCGTATGTCACTGAGCAAGACCTAGAAGACATTCTTGCAATGTATCAAATAGATCTGCGTATATTGGGTGATGAGTATAGGGATAAAGATTTTACAGGCAAGGACATCTGTAGGAAACGAGGTATACAATTATACTTCAATGAAAGGTCACATCGATTCTCTTCCTCTGACTTAAGGCAAAGAGTTAAGGGAAAAGATTGACAAGACCATCGATTTTTGGTATAATGGCTACTTAATTACACAAGTGATATAACTTATGAGCATTAAAGACTTTAACGAAATAATCTTCTCTTATCTCGAGAATGATAGTAAGGACAATAAGTCACAGGTAGAAAAGGTTCTTTCGAAGATATTTGAAAAAACTTTCAATACAGCTTCTTCGGGATTGTCTGGCAAACAACTACAGATAAAAAAGCGCTGTTTTGAATATTGTTTTTCATGTGTACCGGCGTTTCTAGAACAGTATCATGAGGATCAGAATGCTCTAGCTGATGGTGAGAAAGATTATGATGATGCCTATATTTATTTTCGCAAAGTGGTACAGAACTTTCGTAAAAAACTTAAAAAGACTCCTAAGAACAAACAGGATGATGTAACCGAGCTTGAGCCTCCTAAGCGTCAGTCACCTAAAGAAAAACCGCACTACGTAAATAATAGAGACTTCTCTAATGCGGTAGTAGAATACTGCATCACTGTAAAAGAATCTAAAGAGTCCAGTGGTACTCGCCCCGTAGTAACTAATTATATCGCTACCTGCTTTCTAAAGATAGCAGAAGGACTTTCTCATAAAGGAAACTTTGTTCGTTACACCTATCGTGAAGAGATGGTAATGGACGCAGTAGAGAACTGTCTCAAAGCAATTGAAAACTATGATATTGAAGCAGCCACTCGCTCGGGCAAACCCAATGCATTCGCATACTTCACACAGATATCATGGTATGCATTCCTCCGAAGAATTCAAAAAGAAAAGAAACAACAAGACATCAAGATGAAGTATATTGCTGAAGCAGATATCAGCGCATTCATGGATGGTGACGGCGAAGGTTTCTTTCAACAATCTCCTTTTGTAGACACTCTACGTCAACGTATTGATGTGGTAAAGGGTGCTGACGCAGAGTTCAAACAGTATGCAAAGGAAGAAAAGACAAGAAAGAGACGTGCAGTTTACGTTGACTCAGATCTATCAGAATATTTAAATTAGTATGCCCTTGACAGGAAGACGTTATTGTAGTATAATAGCCGTTATAAGTTACGTTAACAGTTGAGTGTTTTATGAAACTAGCAATATTAAATGATACCCATTGTGGGTGTCGGAATTCTTCTGACATTTTTATGGACTATCACGAACGCTTCTATAGCGAAGAGTTCTTCCCATATCTAAAAGAACATGGTATTACCCAGATATTACATTTGGGTGACTACTATGATAATCGAAAAACGATTAATCTTAAAGCATTAAACCATAACCGTCGAATTTTTCTGGATAAGTTACGTGAGTATAATATACACATGGACATTATCCCAGGCAACCATGACGTGTATTTCAAAAACACTATCGAATTAAACTCTCTGAAAGAGTTGATGGGTCACTACATGAATGAAGTTGATGTCATCATGGATCCTATTGTACGTGAGTATGGCGGTGTCAAGTTCGGACTGATTCCGTGGATTTGTCCTGAGAACCATAAGTCAACTATAAACTTTTTAGACAATTGTGGCGTAGACGTTATTGGCGGCCACTTCGAGCTCGCTGGTTTCGAGATGGATAAAGGTCTTGTGTGTCACACAGGTATGGATCCCAAACCACTAGAACGTTTCGAAACGGTGTTGACCGGACACTTCCATACTAAGTCTAGTAAGGGCAACATCCATTACCTTGGTGCTCAGATGGAGTTCTTCTGGAACGATGCTCATGATCCGAAGTACTTTCACATATATGATACTGAGACTCGCGAGTTGACTCCAGTACAGAATACTGTCACCTTGTTCCACAAAATATATTATGATGAAAATGTTATAGACCACTTCGAAGATATGTCATTCCTCGAAGGTAAGTTTGTAAAGTTGATCGTTGTTAACCGCAGTGACATACAGAAGTTCGAACGCTACGTCGATAAGATACAGCAGTATAAGATACACGAGTTAAAGATTGCTGAAGACTTTAAAGAATTTCGTGGAGAAAATGTAAGTAATACTGATATTACTGTTGACGACACCGAAACTTTAGTGTATAATTACATACAAGAAGTCGATACTGATTTAGATAAAGAACGTATCAAGGCTGTAGTATCAGAATTAATGATTGAAGCACAGGCGGTAGAGATTGCATGATAAAGTTTGAAACGCTTAAATGGCGGAATTTTCTTTCGACAGGTGATTATTACAACAACATAAACTTCCTAGACAGTTCCACTAATTTGATCGTCGGTGAGAACGGAGCAGGTAAGTCCACAATGCTTGACGCCCTGTCGTTCGCACTGTTCGGTAAGGCACACCGTAAGATTACCAAGAAGCAGTTAGTCAATACTATTAACAATAAAGACTGTGTTGCTGAGGTAACCTTCAAAGTTAATAGTGTAGATTATCGTGTGGTGCGTGGGATAAAACCTGCCATCTTTGAAATATGGAAGAATGGTCTTATGATTGACCAAAGTTCCCATGCTAAAGAGTATCAGGACATTCTTGAGAAGAACGTTTTACAAATGTCTCACAAGAGTTTCCACCAAATCGTTGTCCTCGGCTCGTCGTCTTTTATTCCGTTCATGCAATTGAACTCAACTTCACGACGTGACGTGATAGAAGACCTTCTTGATATTAACATTTTCTCTAAGATGAATGTTATTCTCAAGGAAAAAACCTCTCTCCTAAAAGGCGAGCTGGAGGGCAACACCCATTCGCTTGAAGTTGTTAAGACTAAGATTAATGCTCAGAAGAAGTATATCCGCGACTTGACTGCCATCAACACTCAGCACCGTAAAGATAAAGAGAGTGATATCTCAGAACTGCATGCTGAAATTGAAGAACTAAATGCTGCGAACAGTACTATGTCTGCGACGGTTAATGAGTTGCTCCCTATCGTTACCGATAGTTTGTCCACTCTTCGTGCAAAAAAACAGATACTAGATCAGTACTATGCACAATTTAAGAATCAAGTAAAGACTGTAGTCAAGGAAGCAAAGTTCTTTGATGAGAATGAAGTGTGTCCTACGTGTGACCAAGACATCGCAGAGGAGTTACGTCAAGAGAAAAAGAACTCTGCGACTTCTAAGGCGAAAGAACTCAAGAGCACAATGGATATGGCTGAAGTTCAACGCCAAGAATATGAAGATGAGATATTTCTATTAGAGTCTCGTATGAAAGAATGTCTTGCTGATCAGAATACCTTGAACAATAACAATCAAACCATTAGTCGTTTGCAGCGGTCTATCTCTAAGATTAAATGTGAGTTAGACGATATGACTACAAACTCTGGTG